GAAGTCGGGCGCTTCGGGGCTGCCCCCTTACCTGCTTTCTCCGTAATTTTAAGCACTTGCGCCTTGACCTTGTCCCCGAGGATCGAAATGGCTTTGCTGACGCTGACGTTTTGCATCCCGGAAAGTTCGCGGGCGAACACGGCATCGACCACCGGCCCGTGCGCCTCACGATCAAGGTCGGGATGGGAACGGTAGAACTCGGACCAGAATTCCTTGCGCGCCTCGGAGGCCGATTGAGAGGCGGCGGCAACACCCGCGGCTTGCTTGACGGCGTGGTCAACGATTTGCTTAACCGCGCCTTTCGGGTCGGAGAACAATCGGACTTCGATGTCTGCGAAGGGGTCGTCGGGGGAGGGGTCCGGAGCAGTGGGCTTGCTTAATTGCTGCACGCGTTGGGATAGTTCGGCTACGTCGGCGGACATCTGTTGGTACTGGGCGACGAATACCTCCGGCACCTTGACCTTCTGTCCGCCTACCTCTACCTCGACCATCTTTACATCGGGCGGGGTCGTTTCCTTGTTAGGCGGGGGCGCATCGTTCGTTCCAGGCATTGGGGCTCCGTGTGGAACGGGACTCCCCTCTATTAGTGCGGCATCGTCGTTGACGGTGTTGGGCATGGTATTTACTCCTTCGGTTGGGTTAGACGTTCGGCCTCTGCTTCGCCCCGGATCAGGGTGAGTTCGAGACCCTTCTGCATGTTTCGGATTTCGGAAATGACGGCGACGCCCACTGCGGCATCACGGTCGGCGAGTTTTCCCGCCCGATGGGAGGCGACTAGACGGTTGACGAGTGACTGCTCGGCCTCCCACAGGTAATCGAGCAGGCCGGACTGGGCGACGGTTTGGGCGCGTTCGATTGCATCAGCCATGCCAGCGTACTCCTACAGGGAGGAGGATTTGCTGCTTGCGGCCCTTCTCACCCTGTTCCACGAGGACGACTTGGTCGGCGAGCCCGGCCAGCAGGCCGATACAGCCGAGATTTGCCTTCATAAGCCAGTTGACCTTTTGTTCGAGTGGGGCGTTCTCCATGCGAGGGCGCCACTCATTATACCACTTGACCCAGTCCATCAACTCGTTCACGTACGACCTGTCCACTTACCCTCCTATTGACGGGCCCGCTTGCGCGCCTTCGAATAGGCGATCGCAATCTTCATCTTGCGCTTGCGGGCGGGGCTTACGTTGGCCCGCGTGACGGTGCTGGGCTCGTTCATGAAGACTTCTCGCATGGTGCGGTCGAGAATGGGAGAGCGACGTTTCCGGCGAGCCATCTCTATGCCTTGATCCGCCGCAAGCCGGGGGCTAGTACGTCGCCATCCTTCGGCTTGGCCCCCGCCATCTCGGACATCTCCATGGCTTTGAGGCGGGCGTGTTCCTTGGCCCGAGCCAAGCGATCAGGGTCGGCCTTGATGCGCTCGGCTGACATCAACACATTCATGTCTGATTCTACTTCCCAGTCTTTGTTGTCCATAGGCGTCATTGATATCCTCCTGCTTGTTGAACGGTTTGACTCATGTCACTACGAGCGCGGTCCATCCCCCCGCCGTCTCCGGGTTGACGGGGGGGCGAACCGCCTTGCGCGCCACCAATCATCGGGGCGAGGGACGCAGCCCTGTTGACACGCTGCTGTACTTCCTGTTTCTCCTCTTCACTTAGGGTAAACGACTCGGGGTTGATGTTCAACACACGCATCCAATGGTCGAGAGCCTTGTCGTTTGAGTATCGGCGGACGAACGACTCCATCAACATCGGGTTCAGGGCGATGCCTTGTTGGAGCGCCATGTAGCTTTGGAATTCGCGGGCCGCCGCAAGAGTTTGCGAGAGCCCGCTGACTTGGAACTGGCACCCGCGAGCGAACGTGTCGTAGCGGGCAATTGGAGGCATGCGAGAGAGCCGGAACGCGGCGGAGACGCCAATAGCATTCACTACCTCGTCGCTCGACAGGTCCTCGATATTCTGTAGAATCAGCAGCCACGCCTTTCGCAATGCGGGTGCAATAACGCCCATCTCCAGATCTGCCGCGAGGGAGTCGGTAATGGTATTGATGCCTTGGTCGGCCGCGATGATCTCCGTAGCTTTCACGGAGCGCGGGGAAAGGAAACCCATCCTCGGGTCGTTTGTCATCGCCGCAGCGTTGAACTCCCGATCTATAAGCGACTCGATTGCAATGCCGTCGGTCGGCACCTGTCCGGATGTGACCGATTCGACGACCTTGGCGTCGGGAGGCGCGTCAGCGGAAACGGCGAGGGTCGCGCCCTGCGGTATGCCGTTGGAGACCGACCGCGGGTCTTCAAGCCACGCCGTGCGAACCTGCCGGACTCCCCAGACGGCTGCGATCCCGCCGTCAAGGTTAAGGTTAAAGATTTCATCTAACGCTTGGTTGAGGGCCGCTGCATCGTCGTACGCGGCTTTCGACCACACGCTATCAGGCGAGCGGATGATCGGCCGAGCGACGAACGGCGATTCTTGGTGCCAGAATGGATTTGCCTCGGGCTCGCGAATCACGATATTGTCGTTGGCGACAGTACAGACGATGTTCGTCTGACCCTCAAGAGGTCTGCCGTTTGGTCCGAGCAGCGTACCCCAACATTCGTCCAAGACCACCCGCTTGCGATAGGACGGCAAGGTCGTCTCGTTCTGGTTGCGGTCGCGCTCCTGCTTCTTCATTTCGTCTTCGCGTTCGACGCTCTCCGTCAACTTCTCGACGGCGGACTTGCTGTAGAGACCCTGATCTACCATGTCCCACACATCCGCCAGGTCACGCTCGACGCGGTGAATCTCGTACAGGCGTCGGCCGGTGGGATCGGGCGAGTAGTCGTTCGTAGGTATTACGTCGATGCGAAGACGCCACAGCTTCTCGTCTTCGTATGTGAGCTTGTCCGGGATGCCAACCAGTGGGTCACCGGGCTCGGACGCCAAGCGGCGATACGATTCCAGCCCTCCGTGGACCTTGAGCACGATAAGCGATTCCATCAACCCCTGCTTCACGCCGTCAGCGATGATAGAGGCGATGTGGTCGTATCCTTGTCGGCCGATCGCGAGTTTTTCGAGGTAGAGGCGCATCAGGGCACGCACCTGCTCGGCGGTGACTGGGCTATTGCGCGGCACCTTGACGGAGAAGAAGTCACCGAACTGCACGAGAGAACGGCGGATGAAGGAAGTCATCTGCTCGGCGGCGACGCCGAGTTTTGGAAGGTGCTCAACCGACTGCCCCTCGGTCTTGTGCGTCCAGTCCACGTTGCCGTAGTAGAGCGCCCAGTTGCGGCGATTCAACCGCATGCGAGAGCGTTTCGCATCCTCCGCTTCTCTTCGGTACTCCGAAACGATCTTGCGAACTAGCTCGTTCGGATCACTGGGTGTATGATTGGTGTCGCGTGCCATGTCGGTAGCTTGGGGGCTTTATTATCGCGCGTCCGGGGACGAAATCCCGCTGGACGCAGTTGACGCAGAGGCCCATCCGCGCGTGGTGGAAGTTCGTGATTGGTTGATGGCAGATTCGGCAGATACCTTCATTGTGAAGAATGGTAGCCGGGACGCCGGATGCGGATTGGGACCTCCCCGTCGGCGCGTTCGCGGGCGAGCCTGACGGGGCGTTCGAAGCTGATCCAGTAACCAGCAGCGTCGGCCGCGTGCGTTCGGCGGGAGTACGGGTCTCGTCGATCATGGGTTTTCTTGATCCCTCCCCGATGGTCGCGCACTACCTCTTCCATGTCGGTGATCAGCTCCGTGCACGAAGGGTCAATTTCGACGTGTGGGACCCCCCGCTCGTCGCGAAGGGCCATCTGTACGGCGTTGATGCGGTCAGGGACATGCGGATTGGTCTCTGGTACTTTTAGACGCACTGGAACGGCGTATGTTCGCATGTGGTTCATAAGTAGCTGATATTCCGAGCGGGCGGTTTGGGCGTGGCGCTTCCGTCCGGTCGCATCCCCGTAAATCCAGACCTCAGAGTTGTGGACCGGAAAGGTCTCCCGGAAGTAATCTGCCATCTCCGGGATCGAGCCCGTGTCGAGGACCAGTTCGCGGTGGAAGCGGAATATATCGCCGTCCCGCTGGCCGACGAGCGATATGAGGGGCTCGACGTTGAAATCGTGAATCCAGCAGATTGGGCGGCGGGGATGCAGAAGCCCTTGGGGGCGGACGTGAATGCGGGCATCGAAGGCCGGATAGGCGCGGGCGCCCTGCATACCCGCCAGCCACCGACCATCGAGACGAATCTGGCGCTCCGCCGACCCGACTGGGTATCTGGCTTCTAGGCGAGCTATCTCCTCCGGCAGAATGAAGGGGTTATCGTAGATCGAGGCGCCGAATAGCAGGTAATCGCCCTTCCACCCCAGCGGCCGCGATTCCTCGGTCCCGCCTGCAGCCATCCACGGCTTGATGTGGGTTCCGAACATCCACGATACTCCGCCTACCTGTCCCTCGGGCGGGAGAAGCGTACATGCGCCGAATATCAGGAGCCGACGACCCCCGCCCACGCGGATGATAAGCTCGTCATACTTGGACTTCTCGACCTCCTCATCTATATCGATCCAGTCCGGGGCTCCCCCCGCCATTGACAGGGTCTTCGACTCGGCCGACTTGAATTCGATGATCGACTTGTTCTTGAGCTTGACCGTTTGTTCGTTGATGTTCCAGCTTTCGATCTCCCGGTCGGGGATGAATGGCGCCTCCGCCGTCGCAAACCCGTTATCGAAGTACATAGGCTGTTTGATGGTTCGGGAGGCGCCCCCGGTCGCCGAGATCACCCACCCCTTTGTGGGCCGGGGGTCGAGAGGCTTCGACGACCAGCCGGGGACCTCCCGCCCGAACCTAGCCAGCCCGGCGCCCACATAACTCGCTGTGCGGGACTTGCCGAACCGGTTCGCGCATATCAGCCATACCTCGGTTGACTCCCCGCCGAGGATCGCCCGCACGAACGGCAATTGCTTGGGGAGGGGCGCATAGTTCCACCACGGGTCGCTCGCCCGGCGCTCTTCCACCTCCCGCGCGACCGCGACCGCATGCTCGATTGCCCGTCTGTCCATCTAGGCGTTATCTCCCCTATCGCCCAAGACAG